TTTAAGGCTTTACCTAACCTAATACTAGAAGACTTTAAATCTTCATCTAGTCGAGTTGCTAAGTTTAACGCTGCTAGTTGTGTTCTTTCAAATTGCTCTCCAGCTATATTAGTAAACGTTAATAGTTGAGAAGTAGCATCTTTTAAAATTACCTCATCACCAAACAATGTCTTGCCTTGTAGCTCAGAAGCCATCTTTTGAAGTTGCTCAGAAGTAAAACCAGCAGCCTCTCCAGTACTTTTTAAACCAGCCTCTACTTGTGCTATTGCCTTTTGTTGTTTGTCAAAAGCTGCAATACTAGCTGCACCAAAAGCTAATAATGGCAAAGTCAAATTTCTTGATAATGTCTGCCCAGTCCTTTTCATAGACTGTCCAAACTTTTTCATTCTCCTAGTAGCTTTCTTTAAGCTGCTCTGAAATTGCTTATCATTTAATGATAATTTTACGCTAAGAGTTTTCTGTGCCATTGTCTTTATTTAGCAATTCGTATTTCTTTTTAATATATTCAGCCCTTTTCTTTTGTTTCTCAATGTCGGTCTTAACTTTCTTTTTCTCCCAATCAAACTTCATCAGCTTTTGTGGAGTTAGGTTTTGTCCTTTCTTAGTATGTGGCTGTAAATTAACACAAGCCAACCATCGCACTCTCTCCCATTCCCATTGCTGTTCTTTCTCTACTCTATCGTTTACGCCTTTCTGCATACACAGAAACTCGTGGAAAGTCAAATCCCAAAAGTCTTGAGGTAGTAATCCGAAGCCATAACCTATAGCTTCTAAATCATCCCAAGTTACTTCTTTTTCTTCGCCACTTTCTTCGTGGCTTTGTCGTTTCCCTCCGTTTCAAATTTAGCAGAGAATTGGTTAGAGAATATCTCTAGCACTTTATTTAGTGCGTCAAAATCTTCGTCTAGCAAGTCAGCGACATCATCAACATTTAAAGAACATTCTTGGCCACTCACTCGTGAGCCGTCTTTTATTCCGTTTAGGATTAGATAACAAGCATCGTCTAAGCTCATACCCTCTCCTAGCTTATCTAAGTCAGCTAAACTTCTTCCAGTATCTTTACAGAATAACCTCAACGAGTTCATTCCAAATCTTACTGGGTAATCTTTTCCGTTTATTATAACTACTTCGTACATATCTTTGTTAGTTTAAGTTATTGCTAGTTGGGAGACGTGCCGTAGCACAATCCCCAACCAACAAAGAAATTATTATACAGCAGTCTTAGTAATTGCACCAGTTCCCTCTATTGAAACAGAGTAAGTTGGAGCATCTTCTGTACCACCACTAATCTCTAGAGAAGTAATAAAACCATCTCCAGTTATTGTATAACCAGCTGGAGTAGATAGAGCAAAGATAAAATCTACTGCTGTTCTATCCATCATCTGGTCAAATAATTCAGCTACATCAGTATCTCCAGCAGTTGCTGAGAAGTCCATAAGACCATCAGCCGAAAGACTGAAAGACTTTTGACCACCTAATAACTCTCTGAAACCAGCAGAGTCTTTAGTTGAGATGTCTATTGTATCTACATTCATTGAAAGTGAAACATTCTGAGAATGCATCAATTTCGCTTCAGCTCCTCCACTACTAGGAGAAACTTTTAGGATTAAATCCGTTCCGTTAAAAATTGCCATTTTCTTTTAATTTTAAAATTTATAATTAGCTAATATCTAAATCTTCAGAAGATTCTTCTTTCTTCTTAGACTTTTTCTTTGTTGTATCTATTGCGTCGTTATGCTGTAAGAAGTTAAAGACTGCTCTTACTACTTTGTAAGATTCGCCTTCTACATATTCTACTCCTCTACACTCAATGTTCTTTTTTATCTTTACTTTATAGGTTTCCATATTTATCTATTTATGTTAAATCTGTAATCTTGTGCTATACCATATAAACCAATAGAACCAGCAGAATCATCGTATAGCTCGTTTTGGTCTTGGTAAAATATCTTATCTACTACTACACCACTATAAGTACCACTAACATAATCTAAAGCTGTACGAATATGACCAGCTAAAGTTACTAAGTCAGCGTAGTTGTTATGGTAAAAGCTTATCTGTACTCTAACATAGTCATACTCACTTACTCCGTTCTTAGTGTTGTTAGGCTCATCTGCAAACATCTGATAAGTTATATAAGGTAACTTAACGTCTGTAGGGAAATTGTAACGACTAGGAAATATTCTTAAATTACCGTCAGTAGTAACTAAAGGAGCTACGTTTGAATCGTTGCTTAAAATATTATATATTACTTTACCTATTTCCATTACTTCATTCTTTTGTCAATGAGTTTTTTTATTTCTCCTATAACACTATTGATAGCTGTATTACCTTTACTAGATGCTGCTTTATCTAACATTCTTAGTCCAGGAATACCTCTAAATCCATACTCTAAGAAATAGAAATAAAATCCAGACTTATCTTTACTAGCAAATGATTTTTTAACTCTTGGTCCTACATATACCGTCGGTGGCTTACCTTTTACGTTCTTACCATTTATAACAGCTAAAGACTTTTTAAGTTGTTTAGATTCAACTGGTACAATAGATTTAAGCTCTTGCAGTATTGGTTTAGATGCTTTGCGCATTCCTTGCCTTAGTAGTGTCTTGTTTTTACTATCAGACATATTAAGTTTCTCTAAGTCCTTAATTAAAGAATTTAGCTCTCTCTCATCAATGGTAGCTGTAACAAAACCAGCGTGACCACCTTGATTACCTCTTAATATTTTACTTGTTCCTATTGCCATTATTGCTCTGGAAATGGGTTTATACCGTTATCTATTAATATGTTTATCCAATCTATTTCCTTAGTGTATAAGTCTACATTGTCCCACTTAGTCTCTAAGCATTGATAGGTTTCTAGCACTCCATACGATACTATCGCATCGCTATCGTTCCAAACGATGTAGTAACTCTTTACCTCTGGGTAGCATATTTCTGTTAATCTTAAACTCATCAGCCAGTTAAATTATTTAGTTCTGCATCACTTAAAGCCTCATTAAATACTGCTAGTGCTTTGCATTTACCTTTAAAATTGTAGTTGCTTTCGTTTTCATTTATAAAGTTTAATTTATTTAAACCACTAAAACCTACAAAAGTATTTGAGCCTACTTGTGAACCATTTACCCACATTCTTGTACCATTGCTATCGTAAACAACAGCAACCTTTATAAAATTTGTAACATCTATTGAATGTGCTATAATATTCGAACCATCAAAAACTTGAATTTTATCTGAAACTGTGGTATAATACAACCATAAACTATTTGATGTTGTTCCATCTGATAAAGATATTACCCTAAAAGTTCCATCATTTGCCAAAGCAGCTATCTCTGCATATAACACACCCTCTGTTGAGTTTATTAAGTCAGCACTACCAGCACCAGTTGCAGTCTCTGTAGCTCTTGTCTCTGGACTTCCAGTTAGTGTTGGTATGTATGATGTACTGTAGCTTCCTTGTTCTAATTGACCACCCCAAGCTAAAATATCTAAATCGGTATCACTACCAAATGAACTAAATACTCCAAAATTAAAAAATGCACTTCCAGAAGAATTATTACAAGCTACTGTAAATCTTTGCCATTGTGGAGTTACAGTATAAGAAATAGTTGAAGAATTTCTACCGTAAATAGTTACCTCTTGATTTCCAGTAGTATTACTTTTTAAGTATATTGAAATATAATAATCATCATTAAAGGATGTAGTAGATGCACTTTTTAAAGCATAGCCAGTAGTGCTATTTAATTGCAATCTTGTTGCTTCATTTTCTCCATTAGGTGCTAGTGCATAATTAGAAGTAGATGTTATTGTTCCATTACTAATAACTTCATTCCACTCGTTAATATCACTAGAGTAAGTTGCGTAGTTAATTCTACTAGGCTCTAACAATATATGACCATTATCTCCATTACTATCATAGCTTATTCTTGGAATGTTGTTGGTGTCTATTACTTCTTTGACTGATACGTTGTCTATTGATATAGCTCCTGAAGTTGCAGTACCTGATACACCTATTTTTAAAGCATAAGTTGCTGAATCATTACTAGCAGTAATATATTCTGTATGTGTACCTACTACATTACTTAAAGAAACAGAACCAAAACCACCTGAACTACTCAATGATGCCCCATTACCATTTAAAGTATTTTCTATTATCTCGTAGCTAAATTTGTAAACATTACCATTAGTTATTGAAAAATTTTGTTGAAGATATTGAGATGTACTATTAGCAGTAGCCTCTGCTTGATTGTTTACAATACCCCAAGAACCAGTAGTACTCCAATAGTCATTAGGGTCTACTTGTTTTACTGATACGTTGTCTATTGAGCCATTAAAACCACTTGAATATATATATATAGGATTATTAGCACCAGCAACTATATAAGCAGTTTTTACACCACTACTATTTTGGTAGTTTGTATTTGCACCTATGCCGTCAAAAGGTAAAGAAACTGAGCCACTATTATACTCTGTGATTTCTAAAGAAACCTTATATGTTTTACCTACAGTCCATCTAAAAGATGAGCTACTTGTTAAATAACTTGCACCACCATCACTTGTAGCCTTTCCATCTCCTATACTCCAACTAGTTCCTAAAGTCCAATCACTATCAGTAGCAAAATCTCCATTTGTTACAAGCTCACTACCTAACTCACTAAAGTCTCCATTTGTAACTAACTCACTACCAAGAGTTCTACCTACCATCTCGACTAAGCCACTAGAATTAACTCGACTAGCAACACTAGCTCTAGCAAAGTCAAAGTCCTCATAAGGCTCTACTACTGGTGCTACGTTGTAAAGCGT